CGAGACTCGTTTACGTTTTGAAGATTACTTAGAGACTTCAATGATTGAAGCTGTTCCCGCTGCATCTGCTTCAGGTGCTGCAACTGCAGGCTTTATTGGTTCTCAAGGTATTTTCTACGTTGTAAACAATCGTGGTAACGTTTGGGGTGGTGGTACTCCAACAACTTTATCTGATTGGGATTCTATCGTTTCTCGTTTAGATAAGCAAGGTGCTATCGAAGAGAACGTAGTATTCGTAAATCGTGGATTAAGTTTTGATATTGACAATATGTTGGCTCAATTGAATGGCTATACCGCAGGTAGTGCTTCTCAATCAGCTTCATATGGTCTTTTCGATAACGATGTTGATATGGCGTTAAATTTAGGTTTCACAGGATTCCGTAGAGGTTACGATTTCTACAAGTCTGATTGGAAATACTTAAATGACCCAACAATGCGTGGTGGTTTAAGCAGTGCTGCTGCAACTGCAACCGGTACTATTACAGGTTTAATGGTTCCTGCAGGTTCTACTTCAGTGTACGACCAAATAATGGGAAAGAATGCTAAGCGTCCTTTCTTACACGTTCGTTACCGTGCTTCTGAAGCTGAAGACCGCAGATACAAAACTTGGATTACAGGTTCTGCCGGTGGTGCCGCTACAAGCGACTTAGATGCAATGGAGGTTAACTTCCTTTCTGAGCGTTGCGTATGTACCTTGGGTGCTAACAACTTCGTGTTATTCCGTTATGGATAATAGGTAGTAAATATAATTGGAGGGTGTCTTCAAAGACACTCTCCTTTTTTTAAATTAAATCAAATTAAATCTTATAAAAATGTCAAAAGTTATATCTTCTGTAGATAAAGTTTACAGATTAAAAATAGGTAATCCGCTATCATATACGTTAGCGTCAAGAAACCATCCTCGATTCCCACTAATGTGGTTTGACGAGAAAAACAACCAAAACCGTGCTCTTAGGTATTCCATAAATCAGAAGTCTCCTTTCGAGGACGAGCAAGATGGGAATGCTATTATTGAACCAATCATCTTTGAAGATGGGTTCTTAAGAGTGCCAAGAACAAACCCCGTACTACAACAGTTTTTATTCTACCATCCATTAAATGGTAATATTTTTGTTGAAATAGACAAAGAAAAAGACGCAAGTGCTGAGGTTGAAGATTTGAACATTGAAGTTGATGCCTTAGTGGAGGCTCGTCAGCTTACACTTGACCAAATTGAAACCCTAACAAGGGTGATGTTTGGGAAAGACCCATCTACCGTATCTACTGCTGAGTTAAAGCGTGATATATTGGTATTTGCTAAAAGAGACCCAAGAGAGTTTTTAAATATATTGAATGACCCTGAATTAAAATTCCAAGCCAAAGTCCGTACATTTTTTGAAAACAAGTTATTGGTATTAAGAAATGGCGAGAAAGAAGTATGGTTTAATACAGCTACTAATAAAAAGAAGATGTTGTCGGTTCCTTTTGGAGAAGACCCTTTTAGTATGGTAGCCCATTTCTTACAAAGTGATGAAGGTATAGATTCTCTAAAGATGTTAGAAGCAACTTTAGCGTAGATATACTTGGTTATTGATTGATTGGTTAGAGAGGGTACTGATTGTGCCCTCTTTTTTTTATGTATATTTGTAAAAAAGAACTAATGATAAACTCAGTAAGAAATGCGGTATTGTCTGTGTTGAATAAAAACAACTATGGATATATCTCTCCTTCTGATTTCAATTTGTATGCTCAAAATGCACAGATGGAAATTTATGAGGAGTATTTTAATAATTATAATAGTGTTATAAATGCAGAAAACGCTCGATTAGCGGGTGTAGATTATGCAGATATGGAACAACCAATAGCAGAAGTTTTAGAGTATTTTTTACGAACAGACTATTTAACAAAAATAGCTGTTAATAAGTTTTCAATGCCTACGCCTGCAACTACAGGGTATGACACTTATATGTTATTAGACATTAAGTGTAGACCGGTTACATTGAAGACAGGGACAAACACATCCGTAGTTAGTAGTCAGTTAGTTGATAGTACTGCTTTATTTACCACTTATGACATCTCAGCAGGTGACGTTGTTACCAACATTACAACAGGTTTAGTTTCTGCGGTATCATCTGTAGTTAGTAATACAGTATTAGCATTAGACTCAAATATATTTTTAGCTTCAGGAAACTCTTATGGAGTTTTTTCTTCATCTAGTAATGTGCAAGCGGAAAAAGTAATTAACAATAAACTTACGTTATTGGTTAATTCAAATTTAACACCGCCAACAATTGAGTTCCCTATTTACGCATTACAAGGCTCAGAATTGACTTTTTATCCTACAACTATAAGTAATAAGGGGCAAGTAGAAGCAACCTATTTTAGGTATCCTGCAGTTCCAAAATGGACCTATATAACACTTACTAATGGTGAGCCTGTGTTTGACCAATCGCAAAATGATTATCAAGACTTTGAATTGGCTGTATCAGATGAATATAGATTAGTAACTAAAATATTAGAGTATTGTGGTGTATCTATTCGTGAAACAGAGGTTACTCAGTTTAGTATGGCTCAAGAGCAACAGCAACAACAACCCATAATATCACCAATGCAAAGAATTAAACCTTAAAAGATGGCATATATATCACAATATCAATATTACGAGAATGGGGGCGTACTACCTGAAGACGCCAATTGGGGGTCTTATCAATTTATTAGCTTAACTGACATAGTCAATAATTTTTTATTGATGTATGCAGGAAACCATTCTTTAGTTAATAACGAAGAACGTTATAAAATATTATTTCACGCAAAGCGTGCTATTCAGGAATTAAACTACGATGCTTTTAAAGAAATTAAAGTATTAGAGTTAACTGTTCCTGACACATTAAGGTACATCTTACCTTCTGACTATGTCAATTGGGTGCGTGTATCCTTATACAAAGATGGTTGGCTTAGACCTTTAACTGAGAATATTCAAACACTTTCATCAAAGGCTTATCTTCAAGACAATACGGGAAGAATTTTGTTTGACCAATATGGAAACGCATTATCTCCTCAGTACTCAACTATTGATTTGGAAAGATTAGCTAGAACAAAGAAGAGTATTTATCTTAACCAAGGTAATCAATTCAATGGTCAATTAGGATGGAACTATGATGGGATGTGGTACTTTGAAGCAAATGTAGGGGCTGCGTATGGTTTAAATACAGAGACAGCAAATTTCAATCCAACTTTTAATATTGATAGAAAGTCAGGAGTTATTAACTTTGACTCATCGATGTCAAGTTTATCTTGTATTCTTGAGTATGTGTCCGATGGTATGGAACAAGGAGACAACTCTTTGATTACAGTGAACAAGATGTTTGAAGCGTATGTTTATGCAGCCATTGAGTATGAGATACTTAGTTCAAAACTTAATGTTCAAGAATATATTGTTGCCCGTTCTCGTAAAAAAAGAAAGGCTTTGTTGAGTAATGCTAAAATAAGAATCAGTAACATTCATCCCGGTAGACTCTTAATGAATATGAGAGGTATGGACAAGCAAATAAAATAAAATGGCAAATTTTACAAGAAACTTTATAGCAGGTAGAATGAATAAGGTAGTAGACCAACGTTTACTTCCTGAGGGAGAGTATGTTGACGCTATGAATATTAGGATGGGTTCAACCGAGAACGCTGAGATGGGAGTAGTAGAGAATACAAAGGGAAACCTTTCTCTTACTACATTAAAATATAATGGAACATCTCTTAGTTCATCAGCAAGATGTATCGGTGCGATTGAGGATAGTGCAAACGAAACCATCTATTGGTTTGTTCACGACTCAGCTTTCCCGGTAGGTGCTACAGGTAAACTTGACTTAATTGTTTCTTTTAATGTTTTCACCAACATATTAACCTATCACGTAATAAGCATTAACGATGGTGCAAACGTTAATACTGTGTTAAACTTTAACCCAAGTTATTTAATTACGGGTGTCAATATATTAAACGATTTATTATTTTTTACGGATGACTACAATGCACCTAGATTTATAAATACTAATAGAAATTATGCTAACCCCGTATCTAATATAGACCAATTTACAGCAGAGTCTTTGCTTGTAATTAAAAAACCACCGGTAGAATCTCCTGATGTACAACCTATTGTAACTAATGGGCAAGAGAATTTTTTAACTACAAGATTTATTTGTTTTGGTTATAGATACAGATATATTGACGGAGAGTATAGTGCTACATCTCAGTGGTCTCAACCTGCTTTTGTACCTAATGCGTTTAGTTTTAGTACTGATAGTTTTTTAAACGAGGGGATGACCAATTTTTGTAACTCTGCAATAATCACATACAACTCAGGAAGTTCTCTTGTAGTTGGTGTTGACTTGCTATTTAAAAGAGCAGATGGCACTGTTATAAAAGTTATTGAGAAACTTGATAAGGCTGATTTAGGTCTTGCAAATAATACCGAGTACCAATATACATTTACCAATAGTAAGATATTTACAATACTATCTGAGTCTGAATTATTGAGATTGTACGACAACGTACCTAGATATGCTAAGGCTCAGACTATTATGGGAAATAGATTAATGTATGGTAATTACATAGAAGAATATGACTTAGTTGACCAATATGGCGTACCGGTTAAGTTTGAGTATAGTACTGACTTGGTTTCATTACCTATTGGTAATTCTAGTATAAATGATGCTACGTCAGAAGGAAATTATAATATTAACGGAAGCGTAGCTGTTCAAGATGCTATTGTTTCTTTTAATTTAACGGGTAAAAGTTTGGTTGCAGGTTCTTCTATTAATTTAGAAGTAACAATTGAACACTCTCAGTTTTCAGGTCAAACTCCATTTCCTACACAAGAAACTACTGACGTAGGCTTAAATTTTGCATTTATCTTGTCTACAACATATACATCTGTATATGCATTAGCAACAAGTGTTGAATTTCAAAATGTTGTAGGTACATCGGCAAACATTCAACCATTTGCAACCGCTTGTTCGGGGACAACATTTACTGACTCAGTAAACTGCTTGTTACCAAATACTTTAGATGCCTATACAGCTATAGGAAGTGGTATAAGTGCGGTAGCACAACCTGTTGCAATTATAACAAGTCCTAGTAGCAGTTGGATTGGGCTACAATTTATTGCTCAAAAATTTGTTGATAATACAGTTACACCTACGCAAACATTTTACGAGTACTATCAGGTGGTTTCAGCACAAGCAAGTTTTCAAGAAATAGCAAATCCACAAAGTTTACATAGTAATAGAGACTACGAGGTAGGTATAGTATATATGGATGAGTTTAACAGAGCATCAACTGCTCTTGTAAGTCCTAATAATACAGAGCACGTTCCTTGTGGATTGTCTGCATTTAAAAATTCAATTAAAGTAACAATACCTGCTACTCAAAAACCTCCGGGATGGGCTACTAGGTATAAGTTTGTAATA